TTTGGAGGTGATGCGATTTGATTGAGGTGAGAATCCGTCCAGAGCGAATTGAAATCTCTGGACACGCCGGGTATGCGGAGCCGGGAAAAGATATTGTGTGTGCAGCTGTGACAGCGCTTACACAGACGCTGATCCAGTCAATTGAAAATTTAACAGATGATAAAATAGAATGCAGAATCTCTCCCGGAAAGGCTGAGATAGAATACAGGAATCTGTCAGAGAAATCAAAAACTCTGGTGGATTCCTTTTTCATTGGCATCTGTTTGATTGCGGAAGAATTTCCGGAACATGTGAAAGTGAGGTGAAAATATGAGTAAAACAGAGACTTTCATCAGAGCAGCAACAACCAGTGAGCAGGCACTGATTCTGGAATTTGCGCATGAGGGGAAAGAATATCTTGTGAAGAATTTTACAGATGGGGATGTGTATGTTGCACTGAAAGAAAGCGCGACAAAGGAAGAAAGTGCATTGATTCCGGCGCAGACTGCGCAAACTGTGATACGGAACAAAAATTACTACGCGGGAAGTAACCTAGTCCAGATCATCCCCGCAGCAACAAGCGAAAAAGGAGTAGAAGTACAATGCTTAAAATGGTAGACGGAACAGGAATCATAGGAGTGGATATGATCTGCCCTCTAGGAGTCTCCGCTCCGCAGCCACCGAATTATGACAGGGTAGAGCTAGAGGGGGCAGGGATGTTGGTACTTCCGAACAGCTTGGATGCTCCGCTTGAAAGGTTGGAGCTTGGTGGGAAGACGGAGCAGGTGCAGACTACAGGAGCGCAGTTATTACCATTTCCGTATGTCACCGGAGACATGACAAAAAATGGTGTAACTTTTGCAGTGCAAGAGGATGGAGGGATAAAAGTTACTGGAACGGCTACCGAATATGTAATCTTTAATATAGCAAAAATAGACTTCGGAGCGGAAAGTATTTTTAATAATAGCACAGGGAACGGAAAGGTTCTTTCCGGTGGAAAAGATAATGTAAAAATAGAGTATCACGGATTAAATAAAAACACTTATTTGTCCGTAGAAAAGGGGCTGACAGTAAATACAGTAATTTATCCGCAGTTACAAAACGGTAATTCTGCAACTCCTTACGAACCCTACACAGGAGGCAAGCCATCTCCAAGCCCAGAATATCCGCAGGAAATCAAAAACTCTGGGAAGTGGAATGAGGAAACAAGGAAGTATGAAGTTAGTGTGAAAGTTACTGGGAAGAATCTGTTTGATATCGAAAAAGCGGAAGTAAGTGGTGGGAACCTTTGTACTGCAAAACGTGAGAATAATATCGTAAAAATTACAGCAATTGAAACAGTTACTTCGAAACGTGCATATGCGATAGTATCAGGTGGTGGCATATGCTTAAAATCCGGAAAAACTTATTTTCTAAATGGGAGAAAAGTCGGGACATCTAATATGACGCCTATGTTCGCTTTTTTTAAGGAAAAAAACAATGGAGAGTTACTAAAAATGGGTAACTTCTATACCCCAAACAAAGATATATGCATTGATATTGGAATATATTTAGTTGGAGATGCAATTAGAACAGGTAATACGCTTGAGATAACTGACATAATTGTGTGCGAAGGGAAAGACGCTGCACAATATCAGCCATACACAGAACAAACACTCACCCTCACATCCGACCGCCCTATTACAAAATGGGACAGACTGGTAGAGCAGGGCGGACAGATTGGGTGGTTGTATAATTCTGTAAATGAAACGATTGACGGAAAAACTGGAAAGTGGGCAGTTCAACCTGCGAATAAAATATTTTATAGGACAGACATTACTTTCCCAATAGCCGTACCGTTCTGCTCTGAATTGTTAGGATATGACTATTCCAGTGTAGGATACAAAAAAGATACAGGTATTTCTATAAATAATTTAGGGATCCTATGTATAACTCTCCCAGAAGAGGTGGAACTTACACTGGATGCATATAAACAGTATTTGGCAGATAATCCATTGCACGTTCTGTATAAGGACGATTCCGAAGAATTCGTCCCCCTACCACAATCCGAACAAAACGCTATCCGAGCATTAAAAGCCTACTACCCTACCACAGTCATCACGGTTGACGGAGGGGAGCTTGACCCCGATATTAAAGTAACATACCGAAAGGAGATTTAAACATGAACTATGCAAAAATAATGGAAAACGGAACTGTGAGAATCAGCTCCATCAAAAAGGAGGGCTACAAACCACTCAAGGAAGAGAAACCAGAGGGATTCAGCAATCTTGTCTTTGTTGGATACACAGAGACAGAAGAAAACGTAATCAAAGAATATGAAGCAGTGGATGACGGAATGAGCGCCTATGGGAAATTGCAGAATGACCTGAAAGCAACACAGGCAGCACAGGAAGTCACAGACCAAGCGGTGCAGGAGTTAATTCTTGCAACAATGAAAATGGGGGTGTAAGTTATGGCACAGTTTTTGGCAAACAGAATCAAAGGTGGACACTTGACAATTGATGATGTACCGGAGAGCTTAAAAGAACAGGTACAGGCGTTACTTTAGGAGGAGATATGTTCAAATGGTTGAAGCAGAGATTCTGCGAACACAAGTATTGCAAGCACTACAACAAGGCTACAAAGGGATATGTTAGACGTTGTACAAAGTGCGGAAAAATTGAATAGGTAAGACATTGGCACATAGAGATATGTGTTATTTTTATGCCTTTTTCCGGTAGGCGGTAAAGAACCGGAAAAATATTTTAAAGCAACGGTCTGGACAGTGGATGGACTGGGGCAGAAAGGAAAAGATATGAAATTTAGAGAATTTATGGCATTACAGTTATTTGCCGAAGACGAAGGAACTGGGGCAGAAAGCAATGGATCCGGCGCAAACGGTGAAGGAACGCAAGGCAATGAGGAAAGTAATGGAGCTTCCGGCAACACGTTTGAGGACTTTTTAAAGGATGGGAAGAACCAAGCAGAATTTGACAGACGAGTCAATAAAGCAATCGAAACGGCGCTTGGAAATGCAAAAGTGAAATGGCAGGAAGATGCTGATCAGAAAGCAGAAGAAGCAGCCAAAGTTGCGAAGATGAATGCAGAGCAGAAACAGCAGTATGAGATGGATAAGCTGAAAAAAGAAAATGAGAGATTGCAGGCAGAATCTGTAAGGAATCAGCTTTCCAGAAATGCGGCAGGAGTGCTTGTGGAGAAAGGTATCGAAGCAACGCAGGATGTTCTTGATTTTGTTGTTGGAGTTGATGAAGCAGATACCAATGCAAGAATTGACACTCTGATGAAAATCGTGGAATCCCAGCTTAAGAAAGCCGAGATCACCAGAGCAACCGGATCTACACCAAAAACCATGACGAACTCAGGAAGTCCAATGTCTGAATTCGAAAAGAGACTTGCAAAGTATAAATAAAGGAGAATGTGAAGATGAAGAATAAAGAATTTATGATGTTACAGTTATTTGCGGCAGGAGACAACAACGATATGCCGGTAAGAAGCTACCAGCTTGAGTTTAAAAGTCTTTTGAAGGTAGTATTTAAAAAGATGTCCTATTTCGCGGATTTTTTCGGCGGCGAACTTGAGGTACTGGATGGAGTCAGAGAAAACGAAACAGCCTTTTATGTAAAAACATCAGACATTCCGGTTGTGGTTGGAACTGGGTACGATAAAACAGCTACGAAAGCGTTTGGAACGGGAACAGGGAACTCTAGCCGTTTCGGGGAGAGAAAAGAGATTATCTACGCGAACACGCCGGTTAATTACTCTTGGGGATGGAATTACCACGAGGGGATTGACCGACACACCGTGAATAATGATTTTGACGTTGCGGTAGCAGATCGCTTGGAACTGCAGGCGAGGGCTAAGACAAAGCAGTTTAACAAACAGCACGGAAATTTTATTTCCCATTCTGCCGGAAAGTCTTTGAAAGCCACAGATTATACGGCAGACAATGTATTAAAGCTGTTTAATGAGCTGTCTAAGTATTTTAATAACATCGAAGCAGTTGGAACGAAAAAAATTAAGGTTTGTTCCGATCTGTACAATGCCGTCGTGGATCATCCTTTGAATACGGCTGCTAAAAACTCCACTGTAAACATTGATGGCAATGAGGTTGTGAAGTTCAAGGGATTCCTTGTAGAGGAGATTCCGGATGAATTATTCCAATCTAAAGAATGCGCCTATGCATATATTGCCGGAGTTGCAAAAGCATTTACTGGAATTAACACAGCGAGAACGATTGAATCGGAAGACTTTGACGGAGTAGCTCTGCAGGGAGCTGGTAAGGCTGGAGAATTTATTCCGAATGACAACAAGAAAGCTGTAGTTAAAGTGTCGGTGGGGGAATAGCACCCCCTGAAGACCTCGCCTTGGTAGGCAGGGGGAAAGTCGGAAAGGCAAAAGTAGGTAAAGCAAAATAGGAGGTATGAGTTATGGCATATGAACCAACTAAATGGAATAATGATGACGTTATTACAGCAGAGAAACTGAATAAGTTAGAGCAGGGCGTGAAGAATGAGCAGATTGGACCAGCAGGACCAGCAGGACCAGCAGGACCAGCAGGACCAGCAGGAGCAAAAGGCGAAAAAGGCGATCCAGGAGTAGCAGGACCGAAAGGAGACAAGGGAGATCCAGGCGCACAGGGACCTGCGGGACCAAGTTACACTCTTCCAGCGGCGAATAAAACAACGCTTGGCGGTGTGAAACAGATGGCTTTGATTGCAGATTTGTCCACAGAAACAGCAACTGACCTGAAAAATAAAATCAATGCAATTCTTGCAGAGATGAAAAAACAGGGGATTATGGCGAATTCGTAAGGAGTTGAAATTGAATGCTGGATGATTTAAAAATTCTTCTGGGAATTGATGTTTCCGATAGGGATTCTGATGAAAAGCTTTTATTGATTCTGGAATCTGTGCGAAATCGTTTGAAACTGCTTCTCGGTGGCATGGAAGTGCCATCGAGTATGCAGCATATCGTTACGGATGTGGCAGTGATCCGTTTTAACCGCATTGGCTCTGAGGGTATGTCTTCCCACAGTGTGGCTGGAGAAAGCACTTCGTACAATGAAAATGATTTTTCCGCCTATATGGACGAGATACAAGCGTATCTTGACTCTGTAGACGGGGCAAAACGGGGGAGGGTGCGATTCCTATGAGGTATGATAAAGCTATATATTTTCAAACGGCAGAACACGGAGCGTACAATCCAGAGACTGGTGATTACGCAGATGACTACGTGACGGAAGTGAAGAAGTATGGAAGTGTTTCAGATACTGGGACAGAAACGATGAACCTGATTTATGGCAGCATTAAACAAGGAAGTCTTACAATTCAATTGCAGACTCATTATACAGAAATATTCCACCGGATCAGAGTCGGAAGGAAAGTGTACGGAGTGGATTTTGAGCGGAAACTGCGAACAAAGCACGTGTTTGTAGTATCGGAGGTGCAAAGTGGCAGAAATTAAATTTGAGGGAATTGCAAAGCTGAATAAAGGTTTGAAGAAGCGGATGGATATGGGTAAGTTAAAATCTACCGTAAAAAAGAACGGCTCTGCTATGGAATCAAGGGCGAAAAGAAACGCAGTATTCAAAGGACATTACGCATGGGAAGAAGGGAAAGGCATGGTATTCAAAAAGCCGACAGGGAATTTGAAACGGAGTATAGGTTTAGAAATATCTCCGAATGGACTGAAGGCTACTGTGGAACCGAAGGCAGAGTATGCTGCTTATGTAGAATTAGGCACTCGTAAGATGGAAGCCCAACCCTATTTAAAACCCGCATTTGAGGAGCAAAAGAAACAGTTTGAAAAAGATTTGCAAAAGCTTGTGAGGTGAGATATG